GTGGTGGAATAGCAGATTTAAGACAAGGATATTTTTTAGGAAAATTAGTTAAGAAGATTACAAGACCAATTAAGAAAGTTTTTAAAAGTCCAATTGGTAAAATGGCTTTACTAGGTGGTTTAGGTGCTTGGGGATTAAAAGGCTTAGGAGGTGGTGGTTGGAATCCCATGAATCTTTTAAGTCAAGGATCTTTGGGTTTTATGCGTAAAGGAGCAGCTTCTAATGAATTTTTAAAAGGCCTTTTAATGAAAGGTGATAAATTCAGTCCATGGAAACTAGGAATTATGGGAATGTCAGCATATCCTTTAGTTGCTAGTATGGGTAAAGAAGAAGATGAAGATTTTACAGACACTGATTTATATAAAAAATGGCTAGCACAAAAACAAGGATGGGATCAAACATTTGCACCCGTAGGTGATCCAGCTAACTGGAAAAGAATGCGTTTATACTCTGCTGATGGCGGAAGAATTGGGTATGATAGTGGTGGAGATGTTATGATGGCTTCTTATGATTATAACGATGCGATGGCTGAATCTTTTGAGGCATATCAAAAAGCTATTAAAGATGGAATTATTCCTCCAACTATGGAGTTTGATGAATACCTAGAGTTGATGCAAGGTAGAAAAGAAATTGCACCACAAGGTATACAGATGGCAGCTCAAGGCGGAAGAATTGGGTATGATGAAGGAAAAAAAGTTTTACCACATAGAACAGCTGCATTATCCGCTATGTACAGAACAAAAGCTCAAGAAGGAGGGCTTATGGATATGGGTGGTATGGAAAAAGACTACAGAAATGAAGGTGGATTTGTACCAATAGGTGGACAAGAGCGAGCAGATGATGTACCAGCTAGATTAAGTAAAAATGAATTTGTATTTACAGCAGATGCTGTAAGAAATGCTGGAGGTGGAGACATCGACAAAGGCGCAGAAATTATGGAAAATTTAATGGAAAATTTAGAACAAGGTGGTAAAGTATCCGAGGAATCTCAAGGATTAGAAGGAGCAAGAAATATGTTTGCCACATCACAGAGATTAGAAGGAGTATTATAATGGCTGTAACTGAACAACGACAATTATTTGCACCACAGATAGAATCTTTAGCAGAACAATATGCTAAGTCTATGGGCACACAGGCTGCAAAGCCATTTACAGAAGCAGATATTACTGCAATGGCTCCACAAGTTGCGCCACAAACACCATTGCAACTTCGAGCAACAGCGGATGCAACAGCAGGATTAGGTGCATATCAACCATATGTTACAGCAGCAGGAACAGGATTAGGAGATGCTGCAACACAACTTACAGCAGCGCAAACAGGATTAGCTAACATAGCTCCATACGCGGCGCAAACAGTTCAAGATTTAGCAGGAGCACAACAAACACTAGGTGGAGTTCAACCATATATTGGCGCAGCAGGAACAGGTTTAGCTGGAGCAGGAACTGCAATGACTCCAGTTTCTTCATACATCACAGGTGCTGCGGGACTAACTGGTGCTGGAGCAGGAACGGGAACAGGATCAATTGCTGAGTATATGTCTCCGTACCAACAACAAGTTATAGATACGACACTTGCAGAATTCGATAAGCAAGCAGCAATGAGACAACAAGCTATCTCTGATGCAGCAATAGGTGTTGGTGGCTATGGTGGTGGTAGAGAAGGTGTTATGCAAGCAGAATACCAAACTCAATCAGATAGAGATCGAGCTATGATAGAAGCACAATTACAACAACAAGGATTTACTCAAGCTCAAGCTGCAAGACAGGCAGATCTTGCATCTAGATTAGGAATAGGTGGAGCACAACAACAATATGCTTCAGGTTTAGCTGGATTAGGACAAGCACAATTAGGTTTAGGTGGTGCTCAACAAGCATTAGCAGCACAACAAGGAGCTTTGGCACAAGGATACTTAGCACCAGGACAAATGATGGCTGGTGTTGCAGGTCAACAGGCAGGTATGGCTGGTCAAAGAGCAGCACTTGCACAGGCACAATTAGGTGCAGGTCAAGCAGAACAAGCAATGATTGGAAGAGATGTTGGATTAGCGGGTCAAGTGGGCGCAATGGACCAAGCTTATGCACAAGCTGTTAGGGATGCTGAAAGAGAAAAAGTAAGAATGGGTCTATACGAACCAATGGAAAGACTTGGTTGGTTAGGTCAAGGCTTAACTGGATTGATGGGTGGAATGGGTCCACAATATCAATTCCAACAAGCACCAAATCCAAACCCATTAGCACAGGCTCTTGGAATGGGACTTAGTGGTGCAAGCATATACAAAGGTTTAACGAGCTAATGAACAGAACTTTAAGAAGACCAATGTTTAGAATAGGTGGGTCTGCTGAAGGAATTACTTCAGGACTACAACCAAGACAAGGCTATAACACTAACAAAAATAATCTTGTAGAACAAAATGATTATTCAAAGATGAATGTGGGTGATTTTTTAAAAACTGCAACTATGGGTGATATAGAAGACTTTGTTAAGTCAAAACAATATAAACCAAAAACTAATGTTTGGGATTACATAGGGGAGATAGGTTTAGATTTAATGTCAAGGCCAACAACAGGAAATATTGTGTCAGATATTGGTACGTCAATGAGAGAACCTTATTCAAGATATATACAACGTAAAGGTTCAGCAGCGGAACAAGAGTATGCAAGTGGAGCTGATTTATTTGAGACAATGTTAGGAGCACAGGCAAAAGTACTTGCAGCTGAAGCAGAAGGAAAAGGTGGCCCTGAATGGCAGAAACAATGGGAAATAGAACAAATTCCTATTTTAATGGATGAAATAGCAACTTTAAACGATATAAAGGAAAGAACCAAGGAACAAGATTTAGCATTAGCAAAAGCTGAAGCAAAATTAGAGAAAATTAAAGGAACAGATCTAGCTGTAGAATGGTTCTTAGGTCCAGGAAAAGAAGTTGGAGCAAATGCATTATTTAAAAAAACTAAATTAGATCTTTTGAAGGAAGATAATATAGCAGGCGGAGAAAAGTATAAAGGTAATGAAGAGAGTCCAGAATTAATTGCAGATACTTTTGTAGCATTTAGAAAATATGTAAAAGAACTTAAAGCAGATGGCGGCAGAGTTGGTTATGCTCTTGCAGGATCCGTAATGGGTGCTGGTGATACACAAGAACCACAACCTGGAGAACGAAGTTATGAAGAATTAAGAGTAGCGGGGCAGAGACAAGGGCCCATGGACCAAGGAACTGCACCAGAAGACACGGCTGGAATTACTTATGAAGAATTAAGAGCAAGACTTCCACAAGAAGTTACTGATGATATAGTAAGACTTCTTGCTAACAGCGCAGAGGCATTAGAAGACTTTGCTATGATACAAACAGAACAAGATATAAATATTTTCAATAAAAAATACGGTGTCAACTTAGTCTTACCATCGGAGGGCTAAAATGGCTGACTATAATAAAGAACTATCTAAAGTTAGAGGTCCCTTTAGAGTTTATCCAAAGAAGAAAAAAGAAGAACCCATCTCAACACTCGACGATTATCAAAAAGCATTCATCAAAGGACTAGAAACTTATGATGTAAAGCAAAAGAAACCTGTTCGTTGGAATTTTTTAAAAGATAATGAAGGGATGTTTAATCTTTCATTGGTTTTTAATCCAAGTTTAAGAACTGCAATAGCATTAAAAAATAAAAAAGATCCCGTTAAGATTATGAGGGAAGGAAAGATAAGTGAAAGAGATTACATTGATGGATTTGATGAACTTGCTAAAGGAGTAGAAACAGGATCTCATGAACTAGCTACTAGTATTGGTGAATTATTATTCATGGGAACAGATTTTTTAGCTAACACCAACTTTGCAGATGACTTTCAAAAGATGATGGCAAAATCAAAACCAGATGAGCCTGAAACATGGAGAGGAGATTTGACATCTTTGTTAGTTCAGTATGGTGCTCCTGGAACATTAATTACTAAATTAGGGTTACGTGCTAAAAAACTTCAAGTAGTTAAAAATGCTATTGAAAAAATGGGCACGAGCAAAGCATCCAAGATAGCTCAAAGAGTTGCATCAGGAGCAGGAATTGTAGGCGCAACTGACTTTGTTGCATCACCTGATAAAAGAAGAATACCTACTTTATTTGTACAGCCAACAGACACTTCTAAATTATCTGGCAGAAAAAAAGCAAAAGCTATGTTTCTGAATAGACTTAGATATGGTGCAGAAGGAGCTATCGTTGGAGGAATGTTTCCTCTAGTTGGTAAAGCTGTTCAACAAGTTTATAAATATGGCGCAAGACCTGTTGGTGAACCGTTTGTAAGAATGGGTTTTAACACTGTTGGAGCAGGATTTAAAGGAACAGCTTATTTATTATCTCAAGCTGATAAACCTCTTCATTCTCAGATTGTAAAAAGTTTAAGTAAATCCACAGGCAATACTGTAAAAAAAATTGTTTCTCCACTAACACAAAAGTTAGGTGTGAAAGGATTGCCTCCTTTTGACCAATGGAGATTATTTCAAGTAACAAGTCCTAGTAGAACTGAAAGAAATTTAAAAAAAGTTGATAATGTTTTATCCTGGTTTAGATCATTTGGTAAAACACCTAAAGATATTGAAGGAGTTTCAGAACAAGTAATATTACATATAAAAGGAAGAGCTAGAAAAATAGATAAACTTTTAGAAGGTTTAGAAAAGCGTGCTCATAATTTAGCTAAAAAATATGAGCAAAGATATAATACTAATCACACTTCTAAATCATATGAAAAAATGCTGTTAGATGATGTGGTAGATTTCTTGGAGGGAAGATCAAAATTAGGGGTAGTTGAGAAAAATCTTAGACCAATAGCTTTTGAATTAAAAAATGATATCAATAAAGTTTTAAAAGAATTTGGTAATAATTTACCACAAGGTACAAAAGATGCCGTGTTAAAAGATTTAAGAAAAGCACTTACTGGTAAAATAGATAACTATATTGTTAAGTCCTTTGCAATATTTACTAACCCCAAGTATACTCCTGATGAAACTATTAGAAAGAATGCAAGAGATTGGATTGCTAAAAATGTAGTTATGCGAAATAGAGATTTAAGAGAAGCTGCCATAGATAATTATGGAAGAAAAAATGCTATTGAAAAATATGCAGACGATATAGTTAATGATATTCTAGCAGTTGGAAGAACGGGTGGAGTTAATCCTGTTAAAATTTTACAAAAGATTGGAAGCGATGAAAACTTATTAAGAATGGATAAGTTTAAATTTCTTAAGACAGGAGAAGAACTTCCTCAAGCCATTAGAAAATTACTAGGTCAAGAAAAAGATTTAAAATCTCAAGTTCTGTTTACAGTATCTGATGCCATTGCTGCTAATGCTAAGAAGAAGGGTTTTGATATGATAGCCCAAATTGGATTAAAAAATAAATGGTTATATAACACAGCTGCAGAAGCTAAACCCAGATTTGTAAACGCGCAACAAATAAAAGCAACAGATCTTGACAGACTAGGAGGCATGAAAAGTACATTAGAAAATCTATGGACATCTCCTGAAATAAAACAAGCACTATTAGCACAGGGAGCACCTTTAGATAACCTTGCTAGAATACCTGTGTTCAGACAGCTTCTTCAGTTCAAAGTTGCAGTTCAAGCTGGTAAAACTTTATACTCACCACAAACACAAGTTCGTAATGTAACTTCAGCATCATTCTTTGCATTGTGGAATGGACATATTGGTCATAACGCAAGTGTCATTGATGCAATGAGAATGGTAATGAAAGATATTTTTAAAGCAGGTAAAGGCGGAGCTATTGATGAAGTAGAATTCTCAAGGTACGTAGAAAAACTTGTTCGTCTTGGAATCTGGGATGAAAATATTGTTGCTCAAGAATTAAGAGCGGTGATGACCAACCTTAGAAAAGGAGTTATTAAAACTGATGATGAATTATTTGAACGATTAATAAAAGGACTTCCAACAGATAAAGTTGCAAGACTATATGCTGGTGGTGATAACCTTTGGAAACAATTTGGTTATGAATTCTTTAAATCAGATTTATCTGCAGCTTTAAAAAGTGTAGATGACGTAGCAGCTTATCTTAAATTACACAATCATCCTTTCTCAAGAAAAGATGTTTTTACTGGACAAGTAAAAAGTTTAGATGAAGCTTTGGACGAAGCAGCAGCTTTTATGTTAAGAAATACATACCCAACATACAGTAAAGTACCTCCAGTGATACAGGGATTAAGAAACATTCCCCTTATTGGTAACTTTGTATCGTTTCCATCAGAAATGTTAAGAACTGGAGCAACATCGATTGCTATGTCATTGAGAAATATTAGATCTAATAATGCTGCACTTCGTCAAATGGGATACAAAAATTTAATAGGAGCTTACCTTGCATTAAAAGGCATAGGTAAGGGAGCGCATGCTATTGCAAACTTTGTAACTGGTAATACTCAGGAACAATGGGAAGCGTATAAGAGATCAGGTGCTGCACCGTGGGACAAAAACTCTAATCTTATTGGTATTACACCTTGGAAGAATGGAGTATCAGCAGCTATTAACTTCTCATACTTTAGTCCTTATGACGTACTAGAAAGACCTGTTCAGGCAGCTTTATCCATGGCACATAAACAAGACATAGCAGAAGATCAAATAGATAACTATGTTTTATCATTAATGTTTGCTGAAGATGGACCTATTATGGAATTACTACAGCCTTTTCTTTCACCAGCAATTGGTTATGAAAGAGTGCAAGATGTTGTAGGTGGTAACTTCTTAATGGGTGGTCGAGGTGGTCAAACGGCTGAAGGATCTAAAATATATTCACCAACAGATAGTCTAGATGTTAAATTCAATAAAGCTTTTGCTCATATAGTTAAAGGAGCTAGTCCAGGTTTGATTACTAGTGGAATGAAATTAAAAAGCGCGATTGAAGGTGATGTATCTGGCGCAGGACAACCTATGAGAATTGAAGATGAGCTTAAGGCTCTTTTTATTGGAACTAGAATTATAAGAATAGATGTTAAAAAAGATTTAAAATGGAGAACGTCTAGCACTAATAGACTTTTAAGAGCAGTCGATGAAACAGAAAAATTTTATAAGGCAAAAGGATTTATTGATCGTCCACCTTCTGTAATGGTTGCAGAGTATGACAACATGCAGGATGAAGCATTTAAAATACAAAGAGATTTATATATGGTCGTTCAAGATTTGAGAATGTTGGATTTAAGTAAAGATAAAATAGAAGAAATAATGATTGAATCTGGAATGAATAAAAAAATGGCTGGTAATTTAATTGATGGATATTTTACTCCAATTAAATACTCTAAGCCAAGATTTGAAACTAAAGTTGATACAGTTAGAGATCTTGCAAAACATAAAACAAAGAAAAGTGATAATTTTATTTATAATATTTCAGAAAGTTATGTTTTCCCTGAAGATAAATTAGATAATGTATTTGATAAATGGGAAGATAGAAAATTTTTTCCAGAAGGATACAGACCTGAACTAGAAGGTGCTATAACCAATGACAAAGGAAGAGTTGTTTATGATGAAAGAGGAAAAATTAAAAAGGAACCTACTTTATTAGAAAAAGTAATTCCTAAAATAAGAGACATGATTTTTCCTGGTGCACCAGCAGATCTTAGAAGTAGAGCACAACCACTACCTAAAACACCTATGCCAGATAAAAAATTAGTAGCAAGTATGCCACAAATTAACAAACAAACAGGGTTGACACAGACAGAGGCTGCGTTACTATCACCAAGCGAACAGGTAATTGCTAGAAGAACATGATGGAAAAAATATTAACTATGTTGGTTGGACTCCTAATAGCACTAGGAGGCTGGAGTCTATCTAGAACTTTTGAACTTTCAACTATTCAAGCAGTACATGAAAATCAAGTAGAAAAACTTGAAAGACATGTAGAAAAACTACAAGATCAAATGGATCGTATGATGGATTCAGATGAGGAGATTATGGAACAACACGAATTATTATTTAAAAAATTAGAACAAGGAAACACGGGGTATAGTTATAACTAATGAGCAAACCACTAAGAATCTCTGAAGAAGCAGCCGTGCAGATGCCGATGAAAACGGTAGCCTCGTTGATCACGATGGTCGCGATTGGTACCTGGGCATATTTCGGTATCATCGAGACCCAAAACAAACTTCAAACTCAAGTAGAGTTAATGTCAAAAGATTTAATTGAGAATACAGATTTTAGAATCAAGTGGCCTCGGGGTCAGCTAGGAAGTCTTCCGGCTGATTCAGAACAATTTATGCTTATTGAAGAATTATATAAACAAGTGGAAAAATTACAGGAACAACAAGAAGCTGGAATTCATAATGAAGTTATGATAAGATTTTTAGATGAACAAGTAAAAAAACTACAATCAGATGTAGAAAAACTTAAAGACTCTAATAGAGAAATACATTATAAAAACGGTAACGGAGGATAAAATTTTGGAAGAGATTGTAATAGCCCTATTAATGATAGTCAACCAGGAAATCAAGGAACATCGTATTCAACCCTCGATGTCGACATGCCTTAAAGGGGCTCGCATCGCTAAAAGGGACTCGAAAGAACGTGTACAATATCAATGCATCAAGTCATTGGCTGAGACAGAGATATATTTAGGTGAAAAAAGCATTGTTAAATTAATTCTTAAATAATTATGAAAAAAGAAAACGCATTACAAAGAATAGATTCACACGAAAAGTTATGTAGGATTATGCAAAAACAAACTTACGACAAAATTCACAAGCTAGAAAAACAAATCAATAGAATTGAAAGTATTTTATTAGTGTCTGTAGGGGCCTTGATCACAGGTATGGCATATGTTATATTCACTTTAATAATAAGGTAAAAAATCATGCAACTATCGAAACATTTTAAGTTAGAAGAATTTACTAAATCAATGACCGCTACTCGTAAAGGTATTGACAACTCACCAGGGTCAGGTGATATTAAAAACCTAGAAAATCTATGCTATGAAATTCTAGAACCTCTACGTGCACATTTTGATAAACCAATTACAATAACGTCCGGCTATCGTTCAGAAGCGCTTTGCGAGGCCATAGGTTCAAAAAAAACCAGCCAACATGCTAAGGGTCAGGCGGTTGACTTCGAAATAGCAGGTGTTCCAAATATTAAGACGGCTTACTGGCTACAAAATAACGTAGACTTCGATCAATTGATTCTCGAGTTTTATAAAAAAGATGATCCAGCAGGTGGCTGGGTTCACGTTAGCTACAATGAAGCAGGTGCTAACAGAAAACAAGTTCTTACTTACGACGGAAAAACCTATGAAAATGGCCTCCCAGATATGAAATGGGAAGGTGGAAAAGTAATAGGATAAGGTTGTAATTACCACAAAATAGTATATATAAGTCTTAAGAGTGCTTTAGGAAGGCTCTTAATTATTAACTGTCTAAACAAGGAGGTTACTATGACTGATCTAATAAATTTAAATAATTTCCTAAACAACGCAATTGGTTTCGAGAATTTCTTCCATAGATTTCATCGACTTCCAACTATAAACGCAGGCTTTCCACATTATAACATAATGAAAGCAGGTGAAGATAAATACATCTTAGAGATGGCAGTGGCTGGTTACAAAAAATCAGACATTAATGTCCAGGTTCAAGATGGAGTATTATCTATTGAAGGAAAATCTTCTGAAGATAAAGAGGATTTTGTCCATAGAGGTATAGCTAAACGTGCGTTTAAAAAACAACTTCAGTTATCAGAGTACGTTGAATGTACTGGAGCTAAATTAGAAGATGGAATGTTGAAAGTGGATTTGAAATACGATCCACCAGAAAACAAAAAGCCAAAAAAAATATCGGTAAAATAGTCAATTTGAAAATTTGCGCGCGCTACGCGTATAGTCCTACGTTTTACTGGACTATATCCAAGCTTTTAAGTCTTCTCCTAGTACTTGAGAAGCAATATTGACTTTATCGCGAAGTGCTTTGACAATTTTTTCATCAACTGTATCTTCTGCAATAATATCAACGTACGTGACATTTTTCTTTTGACCTATTCTGTGTGCTCTATCTTCTGATTGGAGTCTTTTCTCTAAATCATAGCCATTAGAGTAATAGATTACAGTGTTGGCTGCGGTAAGTGTTATACCGTAGCCACCTGTTTGAGGAGTTCCTACTAAAAACCTACATTTATCGTTATTTTGAAATCTTTTTATATTTTCTTGTCTTTCTGATTGTGGCGTGAGCCCATAATAATCGACAATGGAGCCTGGACCATGGACCTTAACAACTTCTTTAATAATGTTTATAATGTCATGTTGATAGTTTGCCCATATAATTGCTTTTCCTTCTAATTCATCTAAAACGTTCATTAGTTCATTAGTTCTATTATTAGCTATTTCTTGTGTAGTACCATCATCAGCTGTAAAATGACCACATGTAATTTGATGTAATCTCATCAATTGAGTTAAAACGGTCATGGTGCTTGTAACTTTACCATTTAAGTGTGCTAATGCTGTTTCTTTCATTTGAGTATATATTTTTCTTTGATCTGCAGATAAAGTAATTTGTCTTTTAGTCCAATTCTTCTCTGGTAAATCTAAACAATCTTCTTTTAATACTCTATAAGAAAATCCTTTTAATTGATCAGATAATTCACTTAAATTTTTAAATTTATCTACCACTTGTATTGATCTACCTCTTATATTTAAAGTTTTCATTTCTGCATATCTATTACGAAACGCGTAGTATGAAGTAAAGTCCAATAACCAAGGACTTAAAAATTCACATTGACTATATAAATCTAATGGGTTTTTTGTGACAGGAGAACCTGTAAGTATTCTTCTGTATCTGGCCTTACTTCCAATAGAAATGATGTTTTTAGTTCTTTTTGCCGTTGGCGTTTTAATAGTTGTTGATTCATCGACCGCCATTAAACATCGATGAGAGTTTAAAAAACTCTCAGCATATTTAACTCCTTTTTCTGTGCTAAATGCTTCCACATTCATTATTAATATATGAAGATCTCCACTTGTTTCAAATAAAGTGTCTAATTTTTCTTTTTGTTTTTTATTAATATTTGATTGCCACAATACAGTCACATTTTCTATGTGATTTGGTAAATGAGTTGGTATTTCTTGTTCATACCATGTTTTAATAACACCTTTAGGTGCAATAATTAAAGCACTATCTATTTTACCCTTATCATACAACATAGCAAGGTTGTCTATTAATACTTTAGTTTTACCCGTACCCATTTCCATAAAATAAGCAAAAGTTTCTCTATTCCATGACTTCTCTAAAGCAGTCAATTGATGCTTATAAGGCTTTGTCTTAAATTTATAATTCATAATTTTTCTTTCTATGGGTTGACATATAATCCATGATGAACTATATGTCAAGACATGAAAGAAGAAAATATAGTTTATGTAATTCAGGAAATTCCAGGTACACAAGCGGGCAACCCTAAGATTAACATTATAGGTGCTTCTCAGTATGGAAAATTTAAATTTTTACTACCAGAATTTTCTCAAATAATTTTTTCTCCAGGTCCTTTAATTTTTAAACTAAGAAAAAGTTTAAAGGATTTTAAAGAAGGAGATTATTTGTTATTAACAGGTGATCCTGCGATAATTGGTGTTGCATGCTCTATAGTTTCTGACATCACTAATGGAAAATACAATCTATTAAAATGGGATAAACAAGAAAGAAAATATTATCCTATATCAATTAACTTATATGAGAAAGGAGAAATCGATGACAATTGATTTTGAAAAAGACCAACAGGAGGTCATTAAAAAAACTGACAACATACAATCTTTAGCTGATCAAGTTGAAAGATTAGAACAACTTCAAAGAAGTATAGAAAACCAAGAAGAAAATTTGAAGAGTTCAAAAAAGAAATTAGAACATTTATCTGGGGAGGTTATTCCAACCATGATGGCAGAGATGGGTTTATCTCATCTTAAACTTATGGATGGTTCTTCAGTAGATGTTAAGCCTTTTTATAGCGCAAATATTACTGTAGCTAATAAAGAGAAGGCTTTTAACTGGCTTCGTGACAATGGATTAGGGGACATAATCAAAAATGAGATATCCGTGTCCTTTGGTCGCAACGAAGAAAACAAGGCAGCTGATTATGCTGCTCTTGCACAAGAGCGTGGGTTTCAGCCAACACAAAAGATGAAGGTTGAGCCCATGACTCTTAAAGCGCTAGTCCGTGAGCGTACTGAGGCAGGTAAAGACATGCCAACGGAACTTTTCAACATATTTGTTGGAAATAAAACAACAATAAAAAGGAAACAATAAACATGAACAATGTAACAACTAAAACAAATGCAGGTGCGCTGTCTACGAATATTTTCGAAGCAGATGCAAATGCTGGCTCTCAAAATATGACGCAGGAAGATCTTGCGTTACCATTTTTGAAAGTCTTGGGGCAGTTATCTCCTGAAGTAAACAAGATGAATGAAAAATTCATTGAGGGTGCAGAACCAGGAATGATATTTAACACTGTCACAAATCAACTTTTTGATGGTAAAAAAGGAGTAGATGTTATTCCAGTTTTTTATGAAAGAAAATACGTGGAATGGCAAGACAGAGGCGCGAGCCAAGGTTCTCCTGTAGCTATTCATGATGCTGATAGTGATATTGTTAGTAGCACTAGTAGAGATAAATCATTTAAAGATCGTTTACCTAATGGAAACTATTTAGAAAATACAGCTAATCATTATGTTATTTTTATGAATGGTAGTCCATCTTCAGCTTTGATTTCTATGAAAGCTACTCAATTAAAAGTGAGTAGAAAATGGAATTCAATGATGATGGGTATTAAACTTCAAGGTAAAAATGGTTTATTTACACCGCCTACATATAGCCATATTTATAATCTAAAAACCGTTCAGATGTCTAATGACAAAGGAACATGGTTTGGATGGGATGTGACTAAAGTTGGCCCAGTTGAAAAAAAAGAAGTGTATGAACTTTCCAAAAATTTTGCTGCACAAATCAGCAAAGGTAAGGTTAAAGTTAAACACGGAACTGAAGAAACTTCAAGTACACCATACTAACCGAATCCTAGGTAGTGGGCGTCTAAGCGAGAGTGGAAACGCCCACTTTGAAAGTTATGTCAGTTGCAAATTTTAAAGATATATTTAAAGGATTAGAACGTGCACGTGGTGTCACTTATGTTGACAAAAAAGGTGCAGATGGGCAAAAGATAAAAGGTAAGTCTTTTGTAGCACGTGAACCAGTTACAGAAGAACTTTGGTTAAATCATTTACAAGGTAAAGAACCAAGTTTAGGTATTATTCCAATTAACGATGATAATAAATGTAGATGGGGCTGCATTGATATAGATTCATATGCAGGTTTCGATCATAAAAAATTAATTAATAAAATTAAAAGTTTAAAATTACCATTGGTAGTATTCCGATCTAAATCGGGAGGTGCTCATGTATTTTTATTTACAGAAGTTCCAGTAGAAGCAAAAATAGTAAGAGATAAACTTTTATCTATTAGTGCTATATTAGGTTATGGAGGAGCAGAAGTTTTTCCAAAACAAATAGAATTAAAATCGAAAGATGATACGGGAAACTTTTTAAATTTACCGTATTTTAATGGTGATGATACAACAAGATATGCATTTAAAGATGATGGCACTGCAGCAAGTTTAGAAGAATTTTATGGGATCTATAATAATGTAAAACAACTAGATGTTGGTTCCATAAAAGTAGAGAGGCCCCAATCAGAATTTTCTGATGGGCCTCCCTGTTTAGAATCATTAACACAAACTAAATTAAATGATGGAAGAGATAGAGTTATTTATCAATTCATTCAATACGCAAAAAGAAAATGGCCAGAAGAATGGCCTAAAAAGATAAATCAATTTAATTACACACATTTTGTAGAACCACTAGAAGATAAAGTTATTCAAGATAAAATAAAATTTCACAGTAAAAAAGATTTAGGTTTTAAATGTAATGAAGAACCAATGTGTAACCATTGTGATAAATCTTTATGTAAGACTAGAAAATTTGGAATAGGTGGGGAATCAGTATTTCCTACTCTGAGTGATTTACAGAAAGTAGAATTAGACGAACCATATTACTGGGTTAATGTAGATGGAGAAAGAATAAAATTAGATACTATTGATTCTTTATTAGAACAAAGACTATTTAGAAGAACTGTTGCAAAACAAATAAATAAAAAACCACCAAGAATTACAATAAAAGAATTTGAAAAATATACAGATATGCTACTTGCAGGAGTAGAAATTATAAAAGCACCAATTGGATCATCATTAATTGAACAATTAAAAGATCATCTAGAAGAATATTGCTTAAATGATTCAGCAGCGACAACAAATAAAGAAGAAATATTTTTAGGAAACGTATGGACTCATGAAGGCAAACATCATTTTATATTTAATAAATTTTTTCATGGTTATTTACAAAGAAGAAAATGGCCAGAAAAACATCAAACTACACAAGATCTATTAATGCAACACTGTGGTTGTAAAGATGATAGAATTTATATTGGTAAGAAAAGACCAAGTGTAATGATAGTGGATGCATTTGAAAAACCAGAAAAAGTGTATCAACAAAAACAACTTAAACCGAAGGATTCATTTTAATGAAAATGAGATGTTTTATAGAAAGTTTTATTGATGTAGGTAGTGGATTAATACTAGCTATTCTTATTCAATTATACATTTTTCCATTTTTTGGCTTATACCCAACAATATGGGACAGTATTCACATTGCATTAATATTTACTGCAGTTTCAATCATTAGATCATCAATATGGAGAAGTTTTTTCAGGAGAATTAAGTGATGAGTGATTTATTATTTTTAACAATACTAACATGTATGTGGATATTTTTAGTATTATGAAAGCAATACCAATAACATATAACGGAATAAATTTTAGAAGTAAATTAGAAGCTAGACACTACATTTTTATGAAAAATCTTGGATGGAATATTGAGTATGAACCAGAGGTTGAGGGAGTGTTTGGTTATCAACCAGACTTTGCAATTATTACACCTGGAAATTGTCATGGACACGATAAAATATATGTTGAAGTAAAACCTATATCTAGTCAAGCAGAGTTTTATAGAGAAGATTACAAAAATTTTAGAGATAAAGTTCATAGATCGGGTATTCTTAAAAAAGACAGTTTGTTAATAGTAGGCGATAACTTAAAATTGAGGGATGTACAGGGTCATTATAATGAAGGTAAAATTTATGTGTATGCTATTGAAATGTTAAAGGAAAATGAAATCAATGATCAAAAAAGAAAAAATTACAGCCTATGTTCTTTTTCTGGTTGTCCAGAAGGTGATTATGAAGGAATAGGACTTAAAGAGTCTTGGAATGATGCTAGAAATGATTTAATTAAAACAAGAAGAGATGAAAAATGTTTTTATGATGTTATTGATCACAATCTTTGTGAGGAGTTTTTTTCTGACAGCACAAACATAAAAGCTTCAAAATTTATAGAAAAATCATGGAATGGGGCATGGTCTCCTCTTCAATGGAAAGGGGTGGATTTTTGAAAACAATAGTATTAGGACCACCAGGAACTGGAAAGACTCATACTCTTTTAAATAAAGTTGATGATTATTTAAAAGAAACTGATCCAGATAAAGTTGGTTATTTTGCATTTACAAAGAAAGCAGCAAACGAAGCAAGAGATAGAGCTGTTAAAAAATTTAATTTAACAGAAGATGATCTTCCATATTTTAGAACATTACACTCATTAGCATTTAGACGTTTAGGAATTAATAAAGAAAACGTTATGCAACGTAGACATTATGAAGATTTAGGAAAGAAGATTAAAATACCTATAGATTATAACGATTGGGATGACGAAGAAACTGGTTTGTTCACTACAAAAAGCGATTACTTAAGAATTATTAGTCTTGCAAAATTAAGAAACATTTCATTAGACCAACAATTTAATTTAAAAGAACATACTCAAGAATTAAAATATAATAAACTTATTATTATAGCAAATGAATTAGATAGATATAAAAAACTATACAATTTAATAGATTATAATGACATGATATTAGACTTTGTAAAATCTGATAAGTCTCCAAAGTTTGATGTAGTATTTATAGATGAAGCACAAGATTTATCTCGTATGCAATGGGATATGGTTGATAGTTTTAATACACAAGATTCTTTTATTGCAGGGGATGATGATCAGGCAATATTTAGATGGGCAGGAGCGGATGTGGATTCCTTTATTACACAGAAAGGAAAAATATTAAACCTGACTCAATCAATGAGAATACCTAGAAAGATTCATGACTACGCTATAAATATTATAAAAAGAGTCTCCAACCGATTACATAAAGAATGGAAACCAAAATCACATGAAGGAGCAATTAGTAAATATTGGAATTTTGAAGATATTAATATGAATAAAGGAAACTGGTTAGTATTAACTAGAACAAGATATCAATTAAAAGCTTTGGAAGAAGTTTTAAAAGAAAAAGGATTATATTTTCAAGATAGATTTAATAAATCTTATGAAAAGAATATTCAAGAAGCAGCTCTCAACTGGGAGCATTTAAGAAAAGGACAATTATTACACTATAAAGATATTATGAATATATCTCAGTATATGAGTCCAGCTAATTGGGAAAAAAATAAATTAAAATCTTTATCTAAAGAATCATTCTATGGAATAGACCAACTAACAAGTGGACATGGACTTAATACCAAAAGTACTTGGTACGAATGTTTTGATATTGCTGGATCAAGAAGAATTACTTACATTAGGAAAATGAGAGCTAATGGAGAAGAATTAAACAGAGAGCCACGAATTAAATTATCTACTATTCATAGTGTTAAAGGTGGAGAAGAGAATAATGTAGTTATATTACCAGACCTTACTATGAATACTCAAAAATCTTATGAAAGAAATCGGGATGATGAAAATAGATTATTTTATGTGGGTGCAACTAGAGCAAAAGAGCATTTACATGTTGTAAGACCTAAAGATGAAAACAAAGCATTTCCAATGGGGGATATATGACACATCCTTATGCAGAAAGTAGAAAACGAGCAAGAAAAAAATGGAGACAAAGTCCTAAAGGTAAAGCATGGGACAAAGCATATGGTCAAAGACCAGAAGTTAAAATAAGAAGACATGAATATTATATTAAAAAATTAATTAAGGAATGTGCTAATGAAAGATGAAATATATAAAAAGCAGGTAGGTGGTGATCACTATAAATCTATGGCGATTCAGCCTTCAGAATTTATTAACAGGAATAATATTCCTTTTGCAGAGGGCAATGCTATAAAATATTTATGTCGTCACAAACAGAAAAATCAAAAAGAAGATTTATTAAAAGCTAAACATTATATTGACATGGCCATCGATAGAGACTATCCTGAAGAAGTGAAAGAGATAAAAAAAGAAAATAAAAATTCATGGGGTATAGTTAAGTAATGCAAATTCCTCTTTTTAAACCACAAACCGAATGGCTACCACCAACAGAATTTCCAGATTTATCAAAGCACGATGAAATAGCAATTGACTTAGAAACAAAAGACCCAGATTTAATAAAAATGGGTTCAGGTTCAGTTACTAAACGAGGAGATATAACTGGAGTAGCTGTAGCTGTTAAAGGATGGTCAGGTTATTATCCAATCGCTCACGAAGGTGGTGGTAACATGGATCGTAAAAAAGTCTTGAAATGGTTTCAAGGTGTATTATCTACACCAGCAACAAAAATATTTCACAACGCCATGTATGACGTTTGTTGGATTAGGGCCCTAGGTTTAAGTATTAACGGTAAAATAGTGGACACGATGATTGCATCGGCCTTAGTTGATGAGAATCAAATGCGTTATGACTTAAACAACTGCTCTAAAAGATACACTGGAAAGACAAAGAATGAAACAGATTTATATGCAGCAGCACGTGATTGGGGAGTTGACGCCAAGGCAGAAATGTATAAACTACCTGCCATTTATGTTGGCGCATATGCAGAAAAAGACGCTGAACTTACACTAGAACTTTGGCAAGAACTTAAAAAAGAAATTTTACACCAAGATATACAATCTATTTTTGATTTAGAGACTGAATTATTTCCTTGCCTTGTTGATATGCGTTTTTTAGGAGTTCGTGTAGACGTAGAACAAGCTCAAAAATTAAAAGAAGAGCTAAATAAAGAAGAAAAAGAATTATTACAATTAGTAAAAAAAGAAACACAAGTAGATGTTCAAATATGGGCAGCGAGATCCATCGCGCAAGTTTTTCAAAAACTGAACCTACCATATGACTCAACCGAAAAAACAAATTCTCCATCATTTACAAAAAACTTTCTTCAAAATCACCCCCACCCACTAGTGAAAAGAATCGCCCGAGCCAGAGAAATAAATAAGGCCCATACCACATTTATTGATACCATATTAAAACATAGTTTCAAAGGTAGAATTCATGCAGAAATTAACCAACTAAGAGGAGATAATGGAGGAACAGTAACTGGAAGATTTAGTTATTCAAATCCAAATTTACAGCAAATACCAGCACGCAACAAGGAACTTGGACCACGGATTAGGTCATTATTTATACCCGAGGAAGGCCATACATGGGGTTGTTTTGACTATTCTCAACAAGAGCCTAGGCTGGTAGTGCATTATGCAACTTTACAGAATCTCTATGGAGTGGACGAAGTATTGAATGCGTATCATGAGGGAGACGCAGATTTTCACGACATCGTGGCAGACATGGCAGAGATACCTAGAAGTCAGGCCAAGACTATAAACCTTGGTCTGTTCTATGGTATGGGTAAAAATAAATTACAAGCTGAACTCGGTGTATCTAAAGACAAAGCGGAAGAATTATTTAAACAGTATCATGGCAAAGTTCCATTTGTTAAACAACTTATGGATGCTGTAATGAGAAGAGCACAGGACTCTGGTAAGATTAGAACGTTGCTGGGTAGACTTTGCAGGTTTCATTTATGGGAACCCAATCAATTTGGTATTCATAAGGCATTGCCTCACGATCAAGCACTCATGGAACACGGACCAGGGATTAAGCGTGCTTACACATACAAAGCTTTGAATAGATTGATACAAGGATCAGCTGCAGATATGACAAAGAAGTCTATGATAGATTTACACAAAGAAGGAATTATTCCACACATACAAGTCCATGATGAATTAGATATATCAGTTAATAATAATGCAGATAGGATAAAAGAGATAATGGAACATGCAGTTTCTCTTGAAATTCCTAATAAAGTAGACTATGAATCTGGGCCGAACTGGGGTATAATAAAATAAAAATGGAGGGAACTATGGAAATAGTAAACAAAATAATTGCAAAAGTTAAATCCGACAGAAAAGTACAGATCGGTGTAGCTGTTGCTATCGTTATCATTATAATTTTAGTGTAATGTTTTTAATAGACACCTACCTAGATAAAAGTAAAATACATGGAGTGGGTGTCTTTTCAAAAGAAAACGTAAAAAAAGGACAAAGAATACAAGAAGAAAGATCTGAATTTCAAATGGAATTTGATAGAAATAATTTACCATCAATGCCTCTATCTTTTGCAAATTTTATTCAAACACATTCTTATCAAAAATATTTAAATCCAGACACGTTAATTATGCAAATAGATAATTCAAAATACGTAAATCACAGTAAAAATCCTAATTTAAATGATGATGGGTTTGCAATTAAAGATATTAATATTGGTGACGAAATAGTTATGGATTATAAAGACTTTGATGATAGTATAAAGGCATGGCTTACTTAAATGCAAACATACCAGTAACTTATGCTCAAATAAGAAGAGAATATTTATATGATCTTAAAAAACATCATGGAGAAGTGGAAGACTGTATTATTTTTGGTATTACATCAATTACAGGGCGTCCTATACTCTTTCATGCAATTATGGAAAATGGTGCAGTCTTTTACCGTTTGCCAATATCTGCGTTCATTCAAAGAGGTTTTAAACCAAAAGAAGTACCTAAACGTAGACTTGATGAGCTGGAGCTATGGAATTGTTTTAGTTATTATCCTGCTATTACTTCTTACGATATTTTAGACGGACAATCAGGTAAATATTTTGGAAAAGATAAAAAAATATATCCTGGAGCATACTTATTTACTGTTGACTGGGCGCACCCAGAGAGTAATATAGTAGATACTGATCATTCAGAAATACCGCACGAACATAAGTGCGCACACATACTTGCGTTAGATGACGGCAATTATGCGGCACAGCCAAACAATAGATTAATTTGGGACATACCATCATTCACGGTTAAGGATGAAATTCCTGACTGGAAAGTGCAAACGAGTGAATGGAATGTTGAAGACACTCGTAAATGGAAAACGGAAGACACGGATAGATTCTTTTACGAAATTGAGGAGAAAAAACATGATTAAAAATTTATGGGACAAACTTGTTAGTTGGCTTTTTAGTTGGCAAAAAGAAGAAAAAGATACACATTTGGAATTATACGAAGATGTTCCTAAGCCAGAAATAAAAGTAGTTTGTGAAAAACATCCAGACACTTATAAAAAAACATGTCCTTCTTGCAGAGGGGCTGCGAATGGCTAAATGTAAAAATTGTCAGTGTGATTGTCACTGTGATAGTGGAATGCATTTACCTGAAGATAATTTAGATAAAGGTGGAGCATGTGTATGTGATAATTGTAAGTGTAATAGTAAAAGAACTTACAAAAATCATAAAGAATGGGCCACTGATATGTCTTATGAAAATAATGGTGGTCTTGTTATTGATGACACTGGGGAATGTGAAAGTTGTCAGTAATCATGGATAGATTTATGAATTATCATATAACAGGGATATTAATTATATTATTATGTTTGCTGGCTTTCTGTGGAGGACCAGCACACGCAGGTTCTACACAAACAAATACTTCTGGATCTAATACAGCAATTGAGGGTGGATACACATCAACTGCTACAACTACATATCAATCTGGATCAGAATCTACAACTACAACTAACAATACTACAAATTCAGATATAAGATCTTCCCCACCAACAGCAGGAGCTCCTTCATATAATTCTATGACACAAGACGTTTGTGCAGTAGGTGGATCATTAGGTGTACAAACATTTGGTTTAGGTATTAGCGGTGGAAAACATTTTATTGATAAAAATTGTGAAAGATTAAAACTAGCTAGAATACTTCAAGACTTTGGTATGAAAGTAGCAGCAGTTGCAATTCTCTGCCAAGATGAGCGTGTTTTTGAGGCAATGATACAAGCTGGGACTCCTTGTCCAATTGATGGTAAAATTGGTAAAGAAGCTAAAGCATTGTGGTCTAAATATGATCATGAAAGACCTGATTACGATATCTATATAAAACGTATGAAGGAGCGAGAGAAAAAAGAAAAAGAAATAGCTAGAAAAATAGCTAAAGAACAAGAAAAAGAACAAGAAAAAATAACTAAAGAATTTGAAGCAATAGAACTAAACACTACTTTTGATAAAAAAGTACAAGAAAAAATTAAAAAGAAAATAGAATGGAGTAATCCTAAATAATGCCTAGACCAGTTCGAAAGTGGATAGTTAGATTAAGAATGTGGTGGGCAGATGTTCGTGGTCATCATGGAAAAAAATGGGATTATGAACCATCAGAACATTATATGAAAAGGAAAAAATGATTTGGTTAACAATAATGATGATAGGAGCGGGATATGCGGTTTATCGTATTAATAAGTTTGCTGACGATGTTAACCCTTACAACTTTAGCAGAAGAAATAACAACAGGTAATTTATTGCCAAATGGCACTGGTTCTGCGTCTAATCTACAATCAGTAGACACTACAATACCAAACGTACAGTCAAGTTGTTCATCTTTTACATCTGTCAATACTACATGCACAAACTCAAATTGGAACTATCAAGAAGTAGAAGTAGGTAGTACATCATCAGGTACGGGAACGTTAAACTATCAAGGATCATTAGTTAATATTACAACTGGTGATGAAACCAGTACCCAGGCAATGTTAGACAATGGTGTTACATTAGATTCTACAACTGTTATTCAAAACTGTGAATGGTCTGGATCATCTAGCGCATGTGGTCAAGCTCAATCAGGCAGAGATACATTTAAAACTACTGTTAAAATACTAGACTCTGATGGTGAAGTATTATCTCAAGTGGACCAAATAAGAAATACAGACTCAGGATATTATGCAAACGCGCATAAATACACAGATCAAGTTATATACAATGGTAGTGGATCTAATAAATTTGACTGGACCTGGACTGGTATAGATGGTGATTCTACTCCAGTTAATTTAGGTGGACCTAATTTGTTAGGTGCTAAATTGACAATGACTTATGACAATACAGTTATAGAAAATGAAATTATTGAAGAAATAAGTGAAATATTTGAAGAATTACAAGAAGAAATATTTGAAGAGTTTACATTTGAATATATTGAAGAAATGTTTGAAGAGTTTACACTTATAGCACCCCCTATGGAAGAAATTATGGAAGAAGAATTTGAAGAAATGACCTTTGAACCAATGCTTATAATTATGGAAGAAATTCCTATGGAAGAAGAAATATTTGAGGAAGAAATAGTTATGGAAATGGAAGAAATGCCTATGGAAGAAGAAATAAGCACTTCTTTTTTTACAATGATAATGCCACAAGAGGAGGAAATATATGAAGAAACAGAGGAAATCATTGCAAGCTTCTTACCGATGGTATCTCAAGAAGAAGAAATGGTTATGGAGGAAGAAGAAATTATTGAAGAAAAACCAATGATGAAAGAAGAAACTGTAATGGAAGAAGAAATAATGGAAAAAGAACCAAAGACCATGTCTCATAGTTTTCCACAAGAAGAAGAAATAATGGAAGAAGAAATGATAGAAGAAGAATCAGAAGAAATGGTTGAAGAAGAAGTAATGGAAGAAGAAACTACTGAAATGGCTGAGGAGGAAGCTGTTGAAAAAGAACCTACTAAAATGGTAGAAGAAACTAATGAAGAAAAAAAAGAAGAAGTTAAAGAAGAGAAATCTACTAGCGAGACTCCTAAGAAGTCCGCTGTTCAGACTAAGAAGCTTGCCAAACAAAAAAAGATACAACAGAAAAAAGCTATCGTCAAAAATCTTGACAGAATAATGGATAAAGTTGACAAAGATATTAAAGATATTTCTAAAAATTTAGCCGTAAAGAATATCATAAAAATGGAAGCTATGACAAGTGAACAAGCATCATTAAATGCATACGCAAATACAGCGTTTTATAAGCCAAAAGACATATATTTAGACCAATTAAATATCTTTGATTTTAGGCAAATATACCCAAATACTAATCTTGCAAGTTATATCCAAAGTGATAAGATGGAAATCAAAGCTAGAAAACTTCAAGAGATAAATATTAAGAAGCAACGGCTTTTAATGGAACTGGAGGCATTAAAAAATGAAAAATCTTAAAGACCAACTTGCAGGAATAGCAGCTTTAATTGCAGCAATCGTTGCAATAGGTGGTGGCTTTGTTAAGTATGGAGAAATTACAACTAAATTAGCTGAAATAGAAGGTAGATCATCTACAGATTATTCTGCTCAAATAGCAGTACTAGAAGAAAAAGTAGCTGCATTAGAAAACGTTGATACTTCACACGAACATCCAGTTGAACATTCTCATACTAAAACATTAATTAATGAAAAACAAATAGAATTACTTCAAGTACAAATAGACGAAATTAAGGTATCTACATCTAATCCACTATCTCAATAATATGAAAAAATTATTTTTTATAATAGCGTTATTCGCTTTAAGTTCATGTGCAATTGGTCCTAAATGCACATATACACAAGAAGGAACAAGAATTGAGTCTTGGTTATGGTTTTATAAAGATAAACCAGTTGACCTGGATAAAATGAATTGTAATTAATGTACAAAGGTTTAAATATAAGAGCAGAATTAGTTAATGGAACTTGTCCCACTTGTTCTTCAGAAACTATTTTAGTATCTCTTACACCAGAATTATTTAGATGCATAACTTGTGGCACTGATTTAAAACAACATATTAATGGTAAGATTTCATACATTCCACACGTAAACAGCGCAAAAGATATAAAATTAGAAATAACTTCTACTAATGGGTAAAAGGGCTAAATTTGGCGTAATTACTAAACCTAAACGCGATAAACCTAGAAAAAGACCTGGAAGACATAAAAAACGTAGAAATAAGCACGAAAAAAGAATGGGAAAATATCGTGGAAAAGGCAGAAAAGGAAGATAATTTATTTTAGGGGTTGACAATAATCCTTCTATATCCTATATAGAATACATGAAAGCAAAGAAAGGAAAAAAGAAAATGAAAAAACTAACAAAGAGACAAACTAAAAAAATCAAGGATCAAATAATAATTGATTTTATTGATAGACACATGAGTAAGTTTGATAGACTAATGAATAAAGCGTCTAAAGAACTTGGAACAATGGGTTTAGGATGTAGTATTCATGCACTATCTTCACAGATAGTAAAACATATTGCAACTAATATGGCTGACTATTATGGTACTACTGAAAAGGTAAAAGATACTTTTCAAACTGCTTTAGAAGAGGAAGCAAACCATAGATATATTCATGCTAAAATAGACAGAGAGGAAGCGCAGTTAAACTAATGGCTCATAAACTAGATTGTACTGAAAAAGCGTACGAGATAATGATGAAGCATACGACTTGGAGAAAACCTAAGCGTATGACTCCAAAGCGTCAAAAAGCAATTGATGAATCATGGCCTAGATGGAAAATATATAGAGATGCTTTAAAAAAAGCTGGTCTATATGGTGGTATGGCGTGGTCAGCTGAACGTAAATATCCTAAAGTTGATATTGATACTAAGGAAAAATTTACTGAAAGTATGTTGACACAACACTGTATCTCACATACATTTCTATTAGATATAGAAAGAATAACATGAACATCTTCTTCCTAGATAAAGATCCAAAGATCGCTGCACAGTTGCAGTGTGATAAGCATATAGTTAAAATGGTGCTAGAAACAGCACAGATGCTATCTACTGCAGCGCGTAAGCGTGGTTTTGAGTTAGGTTATAAGTCAGCTTATCCAAAGCATCCTATGACGAAATGGATTAGTGAGTCACCAAATAATTACTCATGGGCCATAAAACACGGTCTTGCTCTAGGTACAGAATATCAATTACGTTATCATAGAGTACACAAATCACACGAAGTTATTAAAGAATTAGCTATGCTAGACAACGGAGACCACACACAGATAACTGAACCACCAAAGTGTATGCCAGACGAATACAAAACCAACGACTACGTACAATCTTATCGTAATTATTATGTAGGCGACAAGAAACGTTTTGCAAAATATACTAATCGAACAACACCAGAATTTATGCAAGGAAAGGAGACATGAAAAAACTAACAATAACAAGTAAGAACATAAGTCCTAAACAGTGGTCTGTATTAATTATTGAATTAAATATGATAAAAGAGCAATGGAAACCATATGCTAATTTAGAAATAAATGTTCCAGGATTTAATAAAATAATAGCATGGGGTAGAAAGAAACATGATTCTAGAGAAGATAAACGAAGCAGCAAATAATTGGAATAAAACGAAAGATCCTAAGTATAAAGAGCTTTGGTATAAACTTATAAAGGAATGGAATGGAATTAATAATACTAAACGATGGAATGTATCATCTAGTTCCAGTGACGAAACAGATGATGGAAGGCATAATACTGACTGCTAAAGTAAATTGTTTTGAACTGTGTGATATTTTGAGATTAAAGTTGACAATATATTCTGAAGTTCTTAACGCTCACGTGATGAATAACAATAGTGGTGATTTTTTTGGGTGTATATGCAAATAGAATTGAAAAGGACCGGCGTCCAAATAATGCCTCGCGCTATTCCCTGTACGTCAAGCTGTGACCCCCGTTATGGTAGGGGTAGCCTCGGAGCCTTTGCTCCTGCAGGAGTACGTGCACGGAAACTGTGGGGGTTAGTATGAAAATATTAAAAAAACCCGATGTCTTTTTAAAAGGACCTACACAAAATGTAGAAATACCTTTAAGCGATGAAAATAAAATTATTATAGGTAATATGATTAATATTATGTACCAAAGTAATGGTGTAGGACTTGCTGCAAACCAAGTTGGATATAATAGAAGAATTTTTGTCATAGACAGTTCTAATGAAAGAAATAAACCTCAAATATTTATCAACCCAAAAATTGAAAAACGAGCTAAAGAAAAATTAGCAGAAGAAGAAGGGTGTCTGTCTTGTCCTGGAGATTTAATACAGGTTAGAAGGCCTATTTATGTTGCATTATCTTGGTTTTGTGAGCATGGAAAAGAACAATATAAAACTTTTTATCATTTACCAGCCAGAATAGTACAACATGAAATGGATCATTTAGATGGGAAATTAATTACAGACCTATCCTAAAGAGAGAGTGATAGGATAGGTATTAAAGGTAAGAAACTTCCTTTAACACAATTCTACCATATTGTCAATTATGTTTCAGTTTCAGGTGGTTGATAACAATAAAATTTAATAATAGTACCAAATTGATTTATATCTTTTGGTCCTATCTCTTTTGCTTTTCTAATAGACTCTTCATAACCAAATATCATACATTCGTAGTGACTATTAAACTTATCTGGCCATTCGTATGGCTCTAAGCAAGTTTGATACACTGAAGAACAAATTATTAAACCTAATATAAATTTCATCTTGACAATCTCCCACAGAAATCCTATATAGTCATAATAAATAAATGAAAGGACATATGACTGATATAACAAAATACCGTAATGTTTCTCTAACTCATGATACATATAAGGTTTTAATTGCTTTGTCGAAGGTTTTATTACCAGATGCAAAACTATCTATAAGTAAAACAATTGAATCACTAGCAAATGAGAAAGCGAAGAAGTTAAATGGTAAAATTAAAAAAGTATAGAGTACACAAAGCCATCTGTAATGTTTGTAATGGCAATGGCTTTATTAAAATAACAGATAGGGAAGACCCAAATGAGATTAACATTCACCAGTGTTGGGAATGTGACTCGGAAGGAGAATTTTATGTTTATGAATCCAAAGTATCTGAACATGATGATGTTGATAACGATGATCGTAATACTGACAAGTTCTTGCACTAAAGCAGAGTTTGATTTGAATCCCTGGACAACAGTAGTGAGAGTGATGGTAAAAAATGGAAGTTAGTGCTGCAGCTTATATCGCTGGACTTTTTGATGGTGAAGGATGTGTAACTTATTCTAAAACACCTAAGAAGAGGAAAGGTAAAAAGAAAGATTATAGAACTTGGAATATTAGAATGGAAATATCTATGACTGATGAATCAACTATTAGATATGTTCATGATGTATTAAAAGTGGGAACTGTAACTATTCGCAAACCAACTAAATCTTGGACTGGTAAAAAAACACAATGGCGTTGGCGATGTAGTCACAGAGATGCTTACTATGTTGCAAAAGTATTGTGGCCTTTTACACAAACAAAATTGCATAAGATAGAACAAATTATAGATCACTACACACCAGATTATTTAATGAATGACAAAGTAGTGAGTCTACAACAATACAAAGAAACGATGAATTTAGAATGAATGAGAAAGACAAACCTAAATGGGATGGCAAATCTCGTGTATCTAATGATACCTATCGTGAAAGGTGGGAAGAAATTTTTGGACAGAAAGAACGTGATAAGAAAAGATACAATGGAAGTGTAAACTTTCAGGAAGAAGGAGACTTTATTTTTTGTACTCGATGTAAAGATAATACTATTCATCAACCAACTTTTGGTAAGTGTATGAAGTGTGGATTAGAGGAATACAATGAAAAACAATGAAGAATGGAAGAAAGAATGGCAAGATATGCCAGAATTTGAAATGGAAGATCTAAGTTCTTTTAGAAAGATTATAGTTCACTTTAGGAATCAAGAAGATATTGACAAGTTTGCTGAACTCATTGGTCAAAAAATAACCAAGGCTCCAAGTCTCTGGTATCCTGAATGGAAGAAGAGGAGATATGCTGACAAGCGGTACGTTGATGAATCCTAAACATCCAGTTTATATTA